TGCGTACGACCTGCCGTGGCCGCCGCTTGCCGGCTCTTGAATGATCACGCTGCCGGTGTCCTGCAGCGCGTCCATGGCGCGCTGGATGCCGCGCTGCAATCGCGTCTTTTCGGCGGCCGACAAGGTGCGGCCGTGCGACACATGGCGAACCAGCTCCATCAGTCGAAACGCCCGGCCGGGATAGCAGGCCATCAGATCCATCACTTCGTGCGCGTACTTCACGCAAGCCTCCTTTCCACCTGGCTGCGAAACAGGCCCAGGTACAGTTTGTATTCGGTTTCTGTCAGCGCCACGCCGGTCGTGCGGGCGATCCAGTCCAAGGCCTTTGCCCTGCGGTCCCGCGCCGTCAGCTCGCCAAACATGGCGTGCTTCTGCGGGTACTCGGCGATGATGACCATCCGTTCATGCCACGGCAGCGCGGCGTGCATCGCTTCCACCACCTGCGCGTGGTGATCATTGATCGGCCGGTAGTCGTCCTCTTCGGACACGTGCAAGGGCATGTTGCCCACGGACGCGCCTGACCACGTCCACCTCGCCCAATTCCACATCAGGTCGTCACCCGTCAACTTTCGCATCGTCCGCCTCGCAGTGTTTGCATTGCTTTCCGTGTAGCTTTCCCTTGCTGTCGCACACCGTCTCTTCGCGCTCGCCCTTGGCCCGCGTGATCATCTGGGCGATGCCCAGGCTGGGGTGATCGCCGTGCGCGATACGCGCCTCCCACTTGGCGATCCAGCTGCGATGCGGACGTCCCTGTTGTCTCAGCAGCTTTTCCGCACCCATGGTTTTCAAGGCCGCCTCGGCTTCGGCGCGCGTGGCAAGCGTTCGGCCCGGCGCGGGCAGCGCCGTCCTCGGTTGCGGGATGTCCGGCCACGATCCTCTGGCCAGCTCGTCGCTCAGTGTCTTTTCCCAGCGTGTCTTGATGGCGCCATAGGTGCAGCCCAGCAGATCCACGGTGCTCACGCCCACCGCGGCCCAATACACCGCCGGATGCGACCACGCGCCCTGCTCTCCCTGCCTGCGGGCGGTCATGCCGCGCACCGCTTCGTGATAGGCCACTTCCGGGACCGTCCACGGGCAGCACAGCTTGATGAACTGGGGCAAGGTCGGCGGCCATTCCTGAGTAAGGCAGGCGACCAGGCCGCGCCGGACCTGGCTCTCGTTCAGCCCCTCGAGCTTCTGGTTCCACGCGTCTTTCAGCTCTCGCGCCGTCAGGCCCTGCCATTGCTGCGCGAATTTCGAGCCGTACATGAGCCACATTTCGTTGACCACCAGCGCGCCCAGGCTCGTGGGCTGGATGTCAGTGGGTTGCATCGATCGTCCCCATGAATTTCTCGCGTGGATGGCGGTCGCTGGCCAGCACGTCGCGCAGATCGTCGGTCCAGTCGGCCAGGCGTTGGGCCCGGCTTGCCGACGGCCCCGGTCGAGCTTGGACCCGCGGCGGATAGAGACCCTGATACCCGCCTGCGATGCTGTTCGCGATCACGGCGCCCGGTTGATGTCCTTCGGCCAGATAGGCGGCAAGCTGTTGCAGTTGGCGCCGCGCCGCCTCCTGCGTCACCGGCTTTCGGCGAGCCCTCCGGTCAGCAATCCAACTGCACCAATCGTCACGATCAAGCCAATCGGGCAGGTCGATGGTGGAGGCATCAAAGCCGCTCGCCCGCGTTCGAGGGCTTGGGGAGGTCTCTTTCAATTCCTGGTTCTTGTTTCCTGGTTCCTGGTTGGCTTGCGATCCGGTTTCCGGTGGGTTTTCACTCGACCCAGCGTTGCCCGCAGTTCCGCCGTAAGACGCTTCCGAGAACGGCGCCTCCTTCCGAGGCCGCCCTCCCCGCTTGCCGTTGGCTTTGGCCGTCTCGGCCTTGACGTGATAGGCGGCGATCTCCGCGTCGGCGCGCTTGTTGCGCCAGTAACCCTCGTGCAGTTGGAAGTATTCGGTGAGGATCTGCGCCGTGGCCTCCTTCTCTTCCTCAGTACGCGCGCCCACCCAGCGACAGATCTGCGTCATGTTGTCCGCGATGGGTTCTTCCTCGGCGTAATACCGCCGCAGCAGGCGGCTGTAGATGGCGTCTTCCACGAGGCTCAGATGGGTCGTCGCCTGGGCGTAGTCGCCGATGTTGTGGCTGTAGTAATTCATGCGTGCTCCAGCAGCCCGGCGGCGAGCAAGGCGCCCGGCGGGTTTGTCGATTGCTTTGATAGGTGCGCTTGCCGAACCCGGCCGCAAGACCGGTGCGAGCGATGGGCCGGCAGCGGGCCCCACCGGGCATCAGGGCGGCCGTTGGTCCTCAAGCCGGATTTGCCTGGTCTCCCAAGCCTTGATTGCCTCGGGGCGAGCCAGCCGCAGAAACTCTCGCCATGCCTTGGGGACGCCATTGGTTCGCCACTGGGATACCGCCCCGGGCGTAATGCCGCACAGGGCTGCCACGCGGCCCGTTCCACCCAGGGCATCAATAAGAGACGAGTCCATCGTTTTTGCTCTCATGGATAAATCTTAGAATGCTAAGATACTGAAAGCAAGCCACCTAAGAACATTTTTGTTTAGCATCCTAAGATGACCTTTCAAAAGCGAATCACCCAGGCGTTCAACGAGGAAGCGTCCCGCCGCGCGGATGCTGACGAGCCGCGGCTGACCAAGACCGATCTATGGAAGGCTGCCAACGCCTCTTCCGGCGCTGCCACGCACTGGTTCAACGGATCCAACGGAATGGACATGGCGACCTGCATGAAGGTCGCGCCGCTTTTGCGCGTGAACGCGCAGTGGCTGTATGACGGCACCGGTCCGAAGTCGCCCGTCGGCAACGGGGCCGGCGCCACATCCCCGCCAATGCCGCCCTCGGCGCCATGGCCCTTCCCGAGCATCCCGGAAGCGCAGGTGCGCGCGTTGTCTCCCGACCAGTTGAACAAGCTGCAAGGCGCGTTGGCGTTGGCGATCGCGCAATTGAAGCTGGGTCTGGACGTCTCGCCCGCACCCGTTGCTGCCCCGATCCCGACCGTGTTGCGTAGTGATTCGCTGGTCGACACGTACCTGTCGCGGGACGAGTTTCCAATGCGCATCGAAGGCCTGTCGCCCCCGCCTTGGGACGGTGGCAAGACCACTCACCAGTCCGAACGCGAGCGCCGCATCCGGATCAGCACCGAGACCGGCGTCGTGACGAATGTGGGCGCCGGCGAACCGCCCGCGGCCAACGACAAGTTCGAAAGGGTTCCCGAGTTGGCGGACGTACGCCTGGCCGCGGGCGAGCCTATCGAGAACCACACCGAAGAACAGACCGGAATGATCCAGTTCCGCAAGTCGTTCCTGAAGTCCGTGGGTGCGGCCAATGGAAAGGCCCGCGTCGTTTACGCCAAGGGCGACAGCATGGAACCCATCATCCGCGACGGCGCGGCCCTGCTCGTGGTTCCCAACGAAAGCCTGACCTTGCGCGATGTCGCGGCCGGCGGCGTCTACGCCATCAACTACGACGGCAAGATGATCGTGAAGACCGTATCCAAGGACAGGCTTACCGGTTTGTGGGTAGCGCGGTCGTTCAATCCTTCGCACGCTGACATTCCGCTCGAGAACGGCGTGCCGGTCCGCGTGCTGGGCCGTGTGGTTTGGGCGGGCGCCCGCCTGCGCCACGACGACGCCGGTCAGTGGGTGAAAGCCTAG